ACCAGCATCGTCAGACTCCAACATATCGTCTGATTCGGCACCCGACTCCGTGTCATCTTCGTCATACGCAGCAGTAATGTCGAGGCCAGACTCTCTATCCCAGCAACGTCTACAATTATTCCTCCAATCATAAGTAGGACGGCAAAGCCCATCTTTCGCTCCATCTGGCTCATACCCATAATCACATGGGCATCCAGAGCACCCGCCAGCCCACTTTTCGCCAACCATGTCCGGATGCTCGGCTTGCAGCAACTCTCTAAAAGTCAATTCCATTCTCCCCTCAATTCAAATTTTGGTATTATGCATTTTGGATAACTCATATTTTTTAAATAGGGACATCTCGTCTGAGGTGTCCGGCTTTGCAGTTGGCCGATTATGTTTTAGGCATTTCGGTTAACTGCATTATTATAGTACACCATGATTCAGGACTTGTCAAGCAATATTTTAGGCATTTCGG